TGGGGCCAGTACGACCTCTGGCTGTACAACGAGTGGTTTATCGACGACAAAGGCGTCGAGCAGCCGATGCTGCCAGACGGCTACATGCTGATGTCCGGCCAGCAACTGCTTGGCACCCGCGCGTTCGGCTCAATCCTTGACCCGAACTTCAATTACCAGGCCATGCCTTACGCGCCCAAGACCTGGGTCGAGAATGACCCGGCCCAACGCATTCTGTTGATGCAGAGCTCGCCGCTGGTGATTCCAAGTCGGGTCAATGCTTGCCTCGCTGCGAAGGTCTGCACGCCACCGAGCAAAGGCTGATGGCCGGTGCTTGCGCAGCGGGGGCCTCTGTAGTGGAGGCTGTCGTGGCCCATGGCCGAACCGTGGTCGGCGTTAACGGGAAGAGGGTTGGGCCTGGCGACACCGTCAAAGTACCCAAGAATGAGGTCGAGTCGCTGACCACTCTCGGTTTTTTGACCGATGGTGACGTGATCGAGAAACCGCAAACAGGGCCGCATATCTCTGTTGCGTCAGGGCCAACCGTGAGGATGGCCTGATGCTCGACTGGGATAGCTTAGTACTGGAGCCCCTTGAAATCATTTTTGGAGAAGGGCAGCGGCCAGAGGGGCGAGTGATGTTTTTCCCTGCAGGACGTGCCGGTTACCCCATTGATGGTGTGTTTGATTCGGCGTATCGCGGGGTCGAGATGATCGATCCTCTGGTGGGCTCCAACAGTGCTCAGCCTGTGCTAGGTGTTCGTCTGTCGACCTTTCTTGAAGAGCCCGCTCAGGATGATGAGGTCTACATCCCCAGCATTGACAAGCGCTATTTGGTCAGCGATGTACGGCCTGATAGCCATGGCTGGGCAAAACTGATGTTGAGCGAAATGTGATGACGACTACAGCAGATCTTCGTCGATTGACCATGCAAGCTTTAAAGGGGGCAACGGCTGCTGGAGATAATGTGTTTTCAGCGCGGTCTTGGCCTATTGCCAAAGGTGACTATCCGCTTTTGTACCTGCACTCGCCGGCTGAAGACATGGAGTCTTTAGGCCGCAATGGCGCCCCCCAGTTCACAGTCACCGCCATTATCCGGGTCAGTGTCAGGATTCAGTTGAAGGCGCTTCCTGGCAATGCTGCGGCGGCTAAATCGATTGATGAGCTGGAATTATTTCAGCAGCAGATCAAAAGGGCGCTGATCAACTACCCACCGCTGATGGAGCGTTTGCAGCAGTTCCCCTTTATTCGCTCACAGATTCAGGAGGACGGGGAGGGCGCTTTAGAGCTGGCTGAGCTTGTCATGGATATCGGCATGGAGTTTTACCAAGGCCCTGAAGAGTTCTATCCGATCCCGACCGAGCCCCTGCATCAACTGAGCGTCACCAACGATCTGCTCAATGTTGTTGACACCACCGGCACCTATCCCGAGCCCATGTTTCCCGAATCCGTCACACCGGCGCCGCGCGCTGCTGGCCCGGATGGGCGGTCAGAAGGCAACTTTTTGTATGAATTTTCCCAGGAGTAAACATGCGCATTTATCCCTCTCCGGGGTTGCTGGTACGCGACCCAATCAAACGTGACGCTCTGCCGCAAGAAGGTCGAGAAGTGGCGGACAACGACCACTACTGGCTCCGCCGGCTCAGTTGTCATGACGTGACGCTCATCCGGCCGAAGGAAGAAGAAAAACCGGCGCCGACCAAGGGTACCAAGCCCGATATCTCCACGGGGAGCGACAGCTAATGCCCGTCCCATTTAGCAATATGCCATCGAATGTGCGGGTTCCGCTGTTCTACGCCGAGGTCGACAATTCCCAGGCCAACAGCGGCGCCCAAACTCAGCGCGCCTTGATCATCGGGCAAACTACCGCCGCGGGTAACGGGGCGGTCAACGTGCCCGTGCTTTGCCGTGGGGTGAGCGATGCCCAGGCCAAAGGAGGGCTTGGTTCGATGCTGGCGCTGATGACTGCTGCCTACAAGGCGTCGGATAGCTTCGGTGAGGTGTGGTTGTTGCCGCTGGCTGACGCCCAAGGTTCTGTGGCTTCCAGTGGTTCTTTATTGGTTGCAGGTACGCCCAGCGGGGAGGCGATCATCTCGCTCTACATCGGCGGCCAGCGCATCAGCCTAGCCGTCACTACCTCCGAGGAGGCAAAAGCCATTGCCAAAGGCCTAGCGACCCTAGTCAATAGCTCAGCCAATTTACCGGTGACCGCACAGGCAAGTGATGCAACCGTCAAATTTACCGCCAAGAACAAGGGGGCTGCCGGCAACGATATTGACTTGCGGTTGAACTACTTAGGTACCTCAGGTGGTGAGGTTACGCCGGCCGGCTTGACATTGACCATCACCGCTATGGCTGGAGGCGCGACCAATCCGGTGCTGGACACTATATTGGCAGGTCTAGGTGACGAGGCCTTCGACTTCATTGTCAGCCCCTACACCGACACCACATCCCTGAACGCCCTGAAAAACCTGCTCAACGACAAAACCGGACGCTGGAGTTATGCCAGTCAGATTTACGGCCATGTCTTCGCTGCCCAGTGCGGCACGCTTGCAACGCTGGCTACTGCCGGCAACGCACGCAATCATCAACATGAGTCGATCATGGGGATTCATGACTCGCCCTCGCCGCCTTGGGTGTGGGCGGCAGACCTAGCGGGCACCGCTGCGGTGGCGTTGCGTGCTGATCCAGGCCGACCATTGCAAACGCTTACCCTGAGCACAGTATTGGCACCGCCACCGTCGTCGCGTTTCGGCTTGAGCGAGCGCAACACCTTGCTGTGGGATGGTATTTCCACCTTCACGGTGGCCAACGATGGCACCGTGGCGATTGAAAACCTGATCACGACCTATCAGAAAAACGGCGCCGGGGCTGCCGATGACAGCTATTTGCAGGTCGAAACCCTGTTCTTGTTGATGTACGTACTGCGAGCGCAGCGCTCGCTGGTGACCTCCAAGTACGCACGGGTAAAACTGGCGGCTGATGGCACTCGCTTTGCGCCGGGCTCGGCAATTGTTACCCCGAAAATCATCAAGGCTGACTTGATTGCACAGTATGGGGCGCTTGAGTACGCGGGGTTTGTTCAGGACGCCAAGGCTTTTGCCAAAGGCCTGATCGTCGAGAAAAACAGAACCAATCCTAACCGAGTCGATGTGCTCTGGCCGGGGACCTTGATCAACCAACTGCGCATCTTTGCGCTGCTGGCTCAATTCCGCCTGTAACCCAGGCTATTCGCCCATCGCCGCCTTGAGCGGTTTTTTTTCGCCTGGAGAAACCTATGCCTGATCCCAACCGCCTCGCCGGTACCTGCTACCTGACCATTGACGGCGCGAGTTACATGCTGGCCGGTGACTTCTCTTACAAGATTTCCGGGGTCTCCCGCGAAACCTTGAAAGGGCAGGATGGCATTCATGGCTACAGCGAGACCCCACAGCCGGGCTATATCGCTGCCACGCTGCGCGATGCATCGAACCTGAGCGTTGCGGGCATCAATGCAATGAACAACGCCACTGTCGTCGCCGAGCTGGCCAACGGCAAAACCATCATCGGTCGCAACATGTGGACCACTGACCAACCAGAATCCAAATCTTCCGACGCCACTATTGAAGTGAAGTGGGAAGGCCCTTCTGTAACGGAGAATTAATCCATGTTTGAAGAAGAAAAGACCATCACTTTGATAAAGCCGGTTGCGATCGGCAAGGGTGAGGCCGCAATCAGCTACGAAGAGCTGAATCTACGCGAGCCCACCGCAGGCGAGCTGGAGAAGGCCGCGCGGGCCGACACCTCTATTGGGGTGGTGATTAACATGATCAGCCTCGTCGCCGGCATTCCACGAGGCGCTGCCGAGAAGCTGTGCCGTCGTGACTTGGCCGCCGCGAGCAGCTTTCTGGAGGGTTTTACCACGCCTGGTCAGCCGGAGGAGGCTGGCCAGAGCTGATTGCCGAGCTCACCAAGTATTACGGTTGGGGGCCACGCGATGCGTGGTCGCTCACGTTGAAGGAACTGGTCGAATGGAACAAACAAGCCATTCGCATGGCGAGTAAATCAGATGGCTGACTTAAAGATAACGATCAGTGCGGTGGATAAAGCCACAGCGATCGTACGCAAGGTTAACAACTCCATCAGCCGCATCACCCGGCCATTCGATGAGGCCAGCAAATCCTTCAAAAGCCTCGGCCGTGAGATTGGCTTTGAGCGTATCGGCAAGAACCTCGGCAACATTGGGAGACAAGCCGGCGGCGCAGCGCGCAGCGTCGGCAATATCGTAGCCCCCATGGCCGCCATCACCGGGATTGGCTCAGTGGCCGGCGTAGCCGCATTGGCCGTCAACTGGGCCAAATTGGGTAGCTCCATTGATAACAGCGCCCGCGGTATCGGCGTCTCGACTGGGCAGCTTCAGAACTTTCAGGGCGCTGCCAAAATGGCGGGCATTGGGGCTGACACCACCACGGCCAGCATGAACGCCCTGGCGACCACGATGCAGGATGCGCAATGGGGGCGTAACCAGGGCGCTTTGTTGATGTTGAACAAGCTCGGTATCGGTCTGAAAAAAGCCAAGGATGGTTCCTGGGATGTGGTGGGCGAATACAAGGCGATTGCCAACGCGATTGCCAGCCAGAAAAGCCCACAGGCCCAAGCCCTGATCGCGAACAATCTGGGTCTCGGCGGTATGCTGCCATTCCTGCGCGAGGGCGCGGCAGGTATTGAGCGTTACGAGGCAACGGTGAAGCGCCTGGGCTATGTCATGAATGACGAAGCAGTCAATCGCGGTAAGGGGTTTGCGCAGAGCTTGGCCGGTTTAAATATCGCCATCGACGGCACTAAAAACGCCATCGGCGACAAGCTGATTCCGGTCATGAAACCGCTGATCGATCAATTCACCAATTGGCTGGCACTCAACCGTGATTTGATCGCTTCCAACATTGGCGAATGGGCTAAGGGGTTCGCGGTATGGGTCAACAAAATCGATTGGAAGGGGCTCGGTGACGGCATCATTAACTTCGGCAAAGGGGTTGGCGAGGTCGTTGATCATCTAGGAGGCTGGAAGAATGCGGCCATCCTGGTGATAGGCGTGATGAACGCCGGGCTGATTGGTAGTGTTTTGTCGTTGGGCACCACCCTGGTGCGGGGTGGCGCTGGGGTTCTTGAGTTCATTGGTTTGCTGACTCGGTGGCGTAAGGCGGCAAAAGCTGCTGGTGCTGCGACAGCCGAAGCCCAGGCAATTGCTGCTGGTGCTGCGACAGCCGACGCTCAGGCAATCGCTGCCGGCTCCAGTGCTGCAAATATGGTGCGCGGTGGTGCCGCGCTCAGTGTAGTCGTGGCGGCACTTGCATTGTCGGGGGATCGGTCTGATAACTCTAGGTCTGCGGCAGACCTACAGAATGCTGCAATGGCAGGCGACAAAAATGCCGCGCTTTCTCTGGCCAAGCAGCAGTTGGATCGCTGGTATCTGCCAACACCCACCACCGAGACCATCAACCAGAGAGCTGAAGAAATTTCCAGTGGCCGGCAGGCGGGCTATTCACCCGAGCAGATGAGGGCTGTTCATCCAGACCAAACTTCGGCGAATACCCTTTTCCACAAGCTGGAGCAAAAAAACGGGCTGCCGGCCAACCTGCTTGATAGCGTCTGGAATGCCGAGTCGTCCCGCGGCGTCAGGATGAACTCTTCGGCAGGTGCCAAGGGGCACTTCCAGTTTATGGACCCCACTGCCGCCCAGTACGGACTTAAAAATCCGTCCAATCTGGCTGAGTCAGCCGGTGCGGCTGCACGAATGTACCGCGATTTGCTCAAGGCTAACGGGGGCGATCTCGACCGCGCTCTTGCAGCTTACAACTGGGGGCAGGGCAACCTTGACAAAAAAGGATTGGGTGCTGCCCCAGCGGAAACCCGTGGCTATATTGCCAAGGTCAGGGCGGGGATGGCTGAGCGGCCTCCTATGCCTGTACCTCCCCCAGTGCCAGCGCAAGCACCAGATGGCCCTTACACCCAAGGAGCGGCGCAGGCTTCGACAAATGGGAGCGTGAAGGTGGAAATCGAGCACAAGAACGCGCCCGAAGGAATAAAAACAAAGGTCAAGTCTGACGG